GTTCATTATTTTGATTCTATAACTATCTTATCAATACTTTCACTGCCGTCAATATTTATTGACATGTATGCTTCAACTTCACCACACATTAGTTGTTTATTATCCATATTCATATTACGTGTTGCTTCACGTTTCATCTTTAAACATGTACCCATAGATTCTTGAATTCTATGTTCAACAAGTTGGCCGTTTAAGAATAAACACAAAGCTATTACTACTTTTGTCACTAGTGTGCTCCATTACCGTTGCTGAACTTAATGTCCCTTGTTGAATCTTTTAGTTTCTCTATGTCTTTTTTTAATTTTTCTATTTCTTTTTCATGAGCTTTTAACATCACGCCTGTATGAACATTGTCTTCTAATTGTTTTTGCATCTTCTCTATTTGAGTTGCCTGCCATTCAAGGATCATGAACTGCTCTTGGTCTATCGGCTTTTGAACAGATGCTTCTAGCAAATCTTTTTCAAATAATTGATTTTTAGTCTCAAGTTTATTTAATCTTTCAATCACACCAAAGGCGAACCATGCACCAATCACGATTGCTGCGATCAGGCCAATTAAGTTACGTAATGGAAGACCGATTGAAGTGTTTTCTGAAATTTTTATTGACATGACAGGCACTCATCAGAACCAGAATCTAATTCAGCTAATGCTTCCTCTTTGCAATCTTGACTACAAAATTGATCCAATTCGTCTTTTGGTTGAAACTCTTTTTTACACTGATTACACTTCTTCATCTCTTTTTACCTTTTTTCTTTTTGAATATTATACTATCAATCTTCTCAAAGATCGCATCTATAGCTCCAAAAAAACTGTACATCCATCTATCAAACATTATATTTTCTTGTAATCTAGGATCGTTTGATAAGATATTTTTTTCAGCTTTAGGTCTAGCTACAGAATCCTTGCTTCTCTTTCTTAACTGAGCTAACGCAGATTCTTTTTTTCTTTTTTCATCAAATTCTTTTTTTAAATCTCTTAATAAATTCATAATTAATCTTCTTTTTTTTCTATATTATAAAACATTTTGTCAGTATCTTCACTAACCAAGCCTTTGTTTTCGACATTCCATTCTGTAGTTTGGACTGTATAGTCAGGCCAGCTGTTATCAGTAGTGTATGAACCAATATTCCACAAAATACGATTATTAGGCTGAGCTGCAAAATTGCCGTTATCAAGAGCCAATATATGTGCGCACTTATGTTCTTCAGGAATTTCAGAGTGCTCGACATCCAAGATGTTAGGGTCTGGATGAGCCCAATCAATTGTAAATAAATAGTTTCCATGTAAGAATTTTTTATCTAAACCTAGATACTTTCCCTTTTCTCCAATTAAATAATCAAAAGTAGTAACACTAGGATAATAACTGAAACAGTTCCACAGTTCCAGCTCGTGCGCCTGCATATCCGGCACATCGGCTCTGTCATGCGATTTTTGGAAAAACGCTGAGATAGGCAGACGCCAATAGCACGCACCATTAGGTAGCATGATGTTAAATAAGATTGAACGACCTGGAATTGATGTGATAGCGAAGACCACACATTCTTCAGTTTCTCCTTTATGTTGTTTAAGATCATATAAATACTCCTTTCTAAGTTTACAGTATATTGGAGGTATGTTTGCATTCAGATATGCCATTTTTATATTTATCTCTCCAATAATTTTTTCTTTCTAATAATCTAATTTTATATTCTAGTTTATCAATACCTAATAATTTTTTTAACCAATTTAACATTTCCATCTTCTTCTTGCAGCACATATTCTTTTATCTGGAGTTTTACTACAATTAACATTATGCATTTTCATTTGACCTGCTGATCTTGCACAATATGACTTACGTCTTTTTGAAGCTTTACTTCCTTTTTTAACTTTACCTGTTACTGCTGTCTTTAATTTTGATCCAGGGTTCATTCTTCTGTATGCACGGACCCCTGCTGCCGTCATACCTGCTCCAGATTTTGTAGATCTAAAATTTTTCTTGTTCTTCGCAGGCATACCACCTTTAGCGAAGCCTTCGATCTCTATACCTAGGTCAGCATAGTAATCCATAGATTACCCATCGTAATAAGCTGTTACTGCATGACACTCTGTTTCATTAAAAGTCACATAAGCACCGTCAGCAAATACTACTCCGTCTTGTGGAATGTTAATAGTAGTGTTGTCTTCAGCCACTGAAGTAGTTCTAATAGTTATACCTGGAGTTCCTGTAGCAGAGCCGTCTCTCACTTCTACGTTACCTGCAGTTCCTCCAGAACTTACTTGCATTTGTCTTACTCTAGTTCTTCCTGCAAAAATTGTTCCTGACACCTCTGATGTCATACCTAATGATACGTTTGCAGCTGGTTGTGCACTTACTGTTGCTGAACTAATTGTTTTAAAAAAATTTGTTGTACCTGACGTAGTTGAAGCTGAACCTGGAAGTGTAATGATTTCTGTAATTGATTCATCATTTGTGTCAGTTCCTACTAACGTGACAGTAATAGAAGATTCATCTCCAAGAGTAGTTGCTGTAATTTTTCTACCTGTCGCAGTTCCAAAACTTGTATTGGCTAAAGTGAAAGTAGATGTTGGTCTAGCTGCAACAGCAATATAGGTATTGCTTGATGCATTAGTATCTTCAAAAAATCTTGATTTAACATCACCTTGAAACATAAAATAAATTCTCCTTGTGTAATTATACCCTTAACCCCTAGGGGCGTAAAGATACGCCCCTAAGATATATTTTATTACGCTCCTGGAGAACCGAAGATTCCTCTAGGGTCAGACCAACCGAAGCTGTATCTTTCTCTAGCTTTGAATCTAACGTTACCAGTGTCGAAATCTCCTTCAATCGCTGTTTTAATTGGCGATCTTACGAAGTTTTTCAAACCGTTTGGCGCATCAGTCATAATGAAGAATGCATCAGTATCAGTTAAGAAATGGTTAACTCTGTAACCTTCTGGAACCATACCCATGTTCATCATTGCATTGATGTCGTTTTTCGCAAACGCATTTGATCCACCTGGAGTTGTAGATAAAGGTGATTTCATGATTCTCTCAGCAGTAAATTGTAATTCTTTTGGAATTATCATTTTTCTACCTTGTAGAGCGATCTTTAATCCTCTTTCGTCTACGAACGCCGCGATGTCAATTAACGCTTGTTCTAACGAAGTTTCTGACAAGTCAGCAGCAGTAGAAAGTTCATTTCTGAAAGTTCCACCGTTTGCTAAAGGGTGATCAGTAGTCATAAGTGCTTTACCGTCACCACCATTGTATGAACCACCAGTGTCAAAACCGTTGTTCAAAATGTTAGCAGCTGTGATTTGCTTAGATTGCGCCATTGATCTTGCAAGAGCTCTTGTGTATCTGCCTGCTAATCTGTCGTATAAGTTATCTTCGATAGCCTCTTCTGTGATCGCAAATCCTAGCGCCACAGTATTGTGAGTGTATCTTGATGTATACGCTTCAGTAGCTTGGTCCATAGTGACCATAGCACCTTCTGCTTTAGTAGCAGCAGTGCCGAAGCCAGATAACATTACTTCTTCTTCAAACGCTCTGTCTGAAGATTCTGAAGCAAAGATCTCTGCATGTTCATTGTCGTATCTGTTGTATTCCAGGCCAAATAGTGCATTCAAACCTGGCTCTAGTTCTTTAACTAGTTGTGATCTTGATATAGCCATAATTTATAATCTCCTATTATTATAAGCCTGTGCCTTGATCGTAGAAATGGTTATTAATTCTAACCAATACATCCACGTTCACGCTTCCAGCAGTGTCGTTTTGCGTATCTTGCGAAACGTCAATTGCTTGAAGAACAGTTCCACTTGTAGTTAAACCAGAAACACTGTAGTCCATTTGAACTTCAGAAATTCCAGTTAAAGTGTTACCTGTTGCGTTTGTTATTGCAAAGTTTTTGAAGATATCCGCTGCCGCGAATGCTCCATCAGAATCTACTGAATAAACTACATGCGGGTCATCGATAACAGTAGCGACGATGTCACTAGCATTAACAGTTCCTGGATAATAGTTTTTCCAAGTAGGCTTCTGAGTAGTAGGGTCAGTGTAGAACACTCCGTTAAAAACACCCACAACAAGATCAGAAGTATTTGCAACAGCTCTTTCGATTCCACCACCAGCAACAGGTTTTACCATGTCACCTTGATAAATTGGTGTTCCGTAGTTCGCTGCAATTCTGTATCTGTTTTGCGCGTTAATAAATGGAGAGCCATCTAACTTTCTTACTGGTCTTAGACCATATTTTTCAGCTACATTAGCCATAGTTGTTTTCTCCTTTATTGTTTAACATTTACTTGTAGTGGTGATTACCAAAAAATTATTTGTTTCCTCCACCAAAAGTTACGCGAGATTGTCTACTAATATTAATAGGCATCTCAGGTCGTTGTTCCTTCATGACATCGTTGTCCACCGCGGTAACTCTATCTTGAGTAATTCTTTTGAAATACTCAGCACGGCTTTTTGCGATCTCTTCAGGTATCCTTCCCAACACAAGGCCAGCAACCCCGATGAGTCCTGCGTAAGTTCCCTGAGCAATGACTGGATAAGCATGATCACCTAATTGATTTTTAATCTCTTCGGCTCTCACAAATTCCCAACCTTCTCTCATTTTCTTAGATACGTTAGCCGTATCTTGGAAACCCATACTTTCGGTTCTGATCCATCTATGAACATAACCGTCTGGCGCAGGTGGTGCATCCAGAGATGATGGTGGCGTCCAAGGTTTTAACCTTGTTTCTTTTTTTTCTTCAGACGCGCGTGAAGTTCTTTTTACATTGTCGCTCATTCTATACCTCCTTCACGAATTTAGCGTATTCTTCTAGTGGCACCCCTAATTTTTTGGCAATCGCCACCTGTGATTTGGTGAGTCTCACAGATCTACGTCCCTGCTGAGATCTTCCAGCAGAAGCAACTTTTTGGACGGGTCTTCGTTGCTCTTGACTAGCAAAACGATGAGGGAAATTATCCTTCATTCGTTTGTCTATCTCATTATAGTACTCATCACTTTCAACATCAACACCCATGCCCACTAGATCTTCGTGCACAGTCATTGCTGCATTTGTCATGATTTTATCGTTACCAAACCAAGCATTTTTTGATGCCCAATCTTTTGCCCTTTGACTAGGCTCAGATTGTTCAGTTGTCCGCTCAGCTATTGGATCTTCTTTTGGTGCGTTTTTCTGCTCTTCAAGCTGTTTTAATCTAGCCTCTCTATCGGCCATTTTAATTCTAGCTTTTTCTTTCTCAACAGTTAATTGAGTTAACTCGTCATTAGCCTGCATGATTGCTTCTGCATCATTCGACTC